ATGAAGAAGGTGTAATCCCAGAAAGTGATGACAGTTTTGGTCAAGTATCTATTGGAGCCTATAAGCTGGGTACGATGATTAAGGTTTCTGAGGAACTCTTAAACGATAGCGTATTTCAACTTGAACCTTATATTTCAAGGGAATTTGCAAGACGTATCGGTAACAAGGAAGAGGAGGCTTTCTTCATTGGTGATGGCTCTGGTAAACCGACTGGTATCCTCGCAGCCACAGGAGGAGCCCAACTCGGTGTAACTACTGCGGGTGCAACAGCTATTACTCTCGATGAAGTGCTTGACCTGTTCTATTCATTAAAAGCACCTTATCGCAATAAGTCTGTATTCATCATGAACGATTCAACAGTAAAGGCAATTAGAAAGCTCAAAGACGGTCAAGGTCAGTACCTATGGCAGCCATCTATACAGGCTGGAACTCCGGATACTATTCTTAATCGTCCGCTTTTTACATCATCCTATGTGCCTGCTATTGAAGCTGGAGCGAAGACAATAGCATTCGGTGATTTTAGTTATTACTGGGTAGCTGACCGTCAAGGTAGAGTATTTAAGAGACTTAATGAACTCTTTGCCGTTACTGGCCAAGTAGGCTTTGTAGCTACTCAGCGTGTAGACGGAAAATTGATTCTGCCTGAAGCCATTAAGGTACTTCAGCAGAAAGTTTAACGGAGGTGCATTATGAGCTATAACACAAAGAATTATACCGAACAGGGCGGTGATAAAACCGTCATCGGCGGTATTTTAGAGATTAAACAGGAGGCCTCGGTAACGGGGCTTCCTATTGCAGAGAATCAAGCAAATAGCACTGCTACCGATGTAGCGGGTCTTGTCACAGATTTCAATGCCCTACTTGCCAAGCTAAAAACGGCTGGTTTTATGGTTGCCGACGAATAATCACTGGAAGGAGGCAGTCAGTATGACAACAGATAATCTCTTGCCTAAAGTAAAAGCAAATTTAATTTTGTCGCATGATGCGGATGACGGCCTTCTATTACATTACATCAAAGCGGCTGTCTCCTATGCGGAGAGTTACCAGCATGTCATCGAGGGTTATTATACCGAAAACACTATGCCACCCACCACTGAACAGGCAGTAATCATGCTGTCGAGTCATTTCTTTGAGTCCAGAGATGGCTCGACGGCTGGTTTCTTCGCCGATAGTGTGCAGGCAGGTCAGCAGGTATGGAACACGGTGAACCTACTTCTACGGCTTGACCGGGATTGGAAGGTGTGACATGAGTTTTGGAAAAATGAACTCCTTTATAGACATTATTGAGAGAGTAACCATAAAAGACTCGGAAGGTTTCAGCACTGAAATAGACAATGTTGTTGCTTCCATAAGAGCGTATCGGGAAGGTCGACATGGTACCGAAATATGGGCGAACAGAGCTGCATTTTCGGAAGCCACCGACCTTTTCCGTTTCCGCTGTATTCCCGATGTCTCCGTTACGACAGCAATGCTTATTGCTTGTGAAAGCGGACGATTTGAAATTACCTCAGTAGAGGATATCAAAGGTCGTGGAATGTATATTGAAGTACTCTCCAAGGAGGTGAAGCCCAGTGGCTAAAGTAACTATGAAAATGCCGGAGGACTTTCTCTTGAAGGTTTCTCGGTTGAATGATAAAACTGATGAAATTATCCCACGCGTGCTTAAGGCTGGCGGTGAGGTTGTGTTTGATAAAGTTAAGTCTAATCTAAATTCAGCGGTTGGTCGCGACACGAAGTATCCTTCGCGTTCTACTGGCGAACTTACGGCGGCATTGGGTATTTCACCCACTCTACAGGACAGGGATGGAAACCACAACATTAAAGTTGGTTTTTCAGAACCACGTCGTGATGGAGGCAGTAATGCTAAGATAGCCAATATCATCGAATACGGGAAATCGGGCCAACCTGCAAAACCATTCTTAAAGCCTGCAAAAAGTACCAGTAAAAAGCCTTGCATAGAAGCAATGAAAGCAAAGCTGGACGAGGAGGTAAATAAGATATGAGTCTACTTTCTGATTTGAATGAAGTTTTGGGGCCGCTTAATCTTCCTATCGAAACCGGTGTATTCAGCAGTGTGCCGCCTGACGAATACCTGGTCTTTATCCCTCTGACGGACATATTCGAAGTCCATGCGGATAACCGCCCTGGCTTTGATGTACAGGAAGTGCGGATATCACTGTTCTCAAAAGGCAATTACCAGCAGCGTAAAAGGCAGATCACTGCGGCTTTACTGAATGAGGATTTCACTGTGACCGAACGACGGTATATCGGACACGAGGACGATACCGGATATCACCATTATGCCATTGATGTGGCAAAAAACTATGGATTGGAGGAATAACACATGGCTACTATCGGTCTTGACAGACTGTACTATTCAAAGATAACCGAAGATTCCAACGGCGAAGAAACTTACGCTGTGCCTTCGGTGCTTGCTAAGGCCATCACCGCCGAGCTTTCGGTGGAACTGGTTGAAGCTATTCTATATGCGGATGACGGTGCCGCAGAGGTTGTAAAAGACTTTAACAGCGGTACACTTACCCTCGGGGTGGATGATATTGGCCCAACAGTTGCGGCAGATCTAACAGGCGCATCCACCGATGATAACGGTGTACTGATCTCTGCCAGCGAAAATGTGGGTACACCCGTCGCGGTTGGCTTCAGAGCGCAAAAGGCCAATGGCACATACCGATACTTCTGGCTCTATCGCGTGAAGTTCGGCCTGCCTGCAACGAACCTGCAGACAAAAGCAGATTCCATCACCTTCTCTACGCCGACCATCGAAGGAACGGTTATGCGTAGGAACAAACTTGACGGCATGGGCAAACACCCATGGAAAGCGGAAGTCACTGAAGGTGACGCAGGTGTCTCTTCCGCCACTATAACCGGTTGGTTTACTGAAGTTTACGAGCCGGTTTACACGCCGGTACCTTAGGAGGATTGAACTATGGATAATGAGAGAAGCGCCGCAATAAACATCGGCGGTAAAGACTATGAACTTATCCTGACCACACGTGCGACAAAAGCGATTGCTAGTCGATATGGCGGTCTTGAAAACCTTGGAGAAAAACTGATGAAATCAGAAAACTTCGAGATGGCACTGGACGAGATTGTTTGGCTAATCACGCTACTTGCAAATCAATCCATTTTGATTCGCAACCTTAAGAATAAGAACGCACCAGAAGAATTGCTTACCGAGGAAGAGGTAGAACTTCTCACTTCACCGCTTGACTTGGCTGCATATAAAAATGCAATTACCGAAGCGATGTTTAAAGGTACAAAGCGCGACGTAGAAAGTGAGGAAGAAACTCCAAAAAACGTGGAAGTCGGGTAACGGATGCAGAAGTCTTTACCCGGCTTTTTTACTATGGAACAGTTCAGATGGGCATGGACGCAGAGGAATTCTGGCTTATGCCTATCGGACTGTTTTTTGATTTATGGGCTTGCCATAAACAATGGCATGGAATTGAAAAGCCGAAGAAAACCCGGACAATCGACGATATTATCCCGCCGGGTATTTAGGAGGAGGTGAAGGCATGGCAGACAATTTTGGTTTAAAAATAGGTGTTGAGGGCGAGCGTGAATTTAAGAAAGCTCTTTCTGAAATCAATCAGTCCTTTAAGGTACTGGGCAGTGAAATGACCCTTGTAACCAGTCAGTTTGATAAGAATGATAAATCCATACAGTCTGTAACTGCTCGGAATGCTGTTCTGAATAAAGAAATCGACGCACAGAAAGAGAAGATTTCCACACTCAAGGCTGCTCTTGATAATGCCTCCTCCTCTTTCGGTGAAAATGACCGACGTACTCAGAACTGGCAGATTCAGTTGAACAAGGCACAAGCAGAACTCAACGGCATGGAACGTGAACTTGAGCAGTCAGCAGTGGAGGCAGATAATCTCGGCGATGAATTGGACGATTCCGGTAAAAGTGCCGAAGATGCTGGTGGCAGGTTTGAAAAACTCGGAGGTGTACTCAAGGGCATTGGTGTGGCGATGGGTGCTGTTGCTGTTGCTGCTGGAGCCGCTGCTATAAAGTTAGGCAAAGAGGTTGTTCAACAGTTCGGAGAGTTGGAACAGAACCTTGGTGGCTCAGAGGCGGTTTTCGGTGCATACGCTGCATCAATTCAGAAAACTGGTGAAGAAGCTTATAAAAATCTCGGTGTCTCTCAAAGCGAGTATCTTGCTACTGCCAACAAAATGGGTGCGTTGTTTCAAGGTTCTGGTATACAGCAACAGAAGAGTCTTGAACTAACCGAAAAAGCCATGCAACGTGCTGCTGATATGGCATCCGTCATGGGTATTGATATGTCTATGGCGATGGAGGCTG